TGACAAAACAAATGAATGTGTTAAAAAGTTAGCAGAGCAAACAAATTGTAGTGAAGTTGTAACAATGATGGATAATCAAAATACAGTAACAACACTGCAAAATCAAGTAGCTGATTTGTTAGCGCGTATTGGAGTTTTAGAAACAAGCAACAATAATTTGATTAATCTTACTAATCAGCAAGCAACTAGAATTTCAAGTTTAGAAAGCAATAACACTGAAACAAAAGACTTTTTAAAGTCACATCCAATAGGATCAATATATGTATCAACATCATCAACAAATCCTGGTAACACTTATGCAGGTTCAACTTGGGTAGCATATGCTGGAGGTAGAACGCTAGTAGGTGCAGGATCGACAACAGATGTAAGAGGAACATCAACATCATTCAGTGGTGGTCAAACAGGCGGTGGTGGTTGGAATATTGCTACTGGTGCTAGTGATGATCCATTGGGCAATGCTACAAGTGTAGCTGGATGGCATACACATACTTTTCATACATCTGGTTGCAGTGTTTCCGGCAATGCTCATGGTGGTGTTTCAGGATCAATATCAGTATCAGGCACAACATCATATTCAGGTAGCAACACAGCATTTAATATTCAAAATCCATATATCGTAGTATATATATGGAAAAGGACAGCATAAACGTAATATTAATTTACATCCATTTCGTTTTATTTTTAACACTTTCAGTTTTTATATGATATACATTATTATGTAGGATGTGGCATAGGTATGAAAAGGAATATTACATTCGTAATAATATCTATACTACTAATTGTAATAATTAGTTTTGCTTTTAACGTGGTTAGGTCTGAAAATAAAGAATCAACTATTAATTTGGCTGATCCTTTTTTCGTCCCTAAAAATAGTTCTACGCAAGATATTGAAAAGTTAGCAACTGGAACAACTATATCTAATTTGGAAGCACAAGTAAAAGATTTAGAAGATAATAATAAATTACAAGAAACACAATTATCAACATTAATTGACAATGATAATACAAGAACTACTAATATAAACAATTTAATTAGTACTGATAGTACTCAAAAAAGCAATATATCATCACTACAAACTAGTTCAACTAATTTGACAAATGATGATACTAATAAAACAAATCAATTAAGTAGTTTAACAACTACTGAAAGTAATATACAAAATAGTATTAATTGGTATACAAATAATAATACTACGGCATCTGACTTTCTAAAAGCTCATCCAGTTTGGACTTTATATATAACTCACAATGGAACAAATCCAGGGAGTATTTATGGCGGATCATGGTATCTATATGCCCAGGATAGAACATTGATAGGAGTAGGATCAACAGGAGATTCTAATGGTACTTGGTGGGGATTCTCTGGTGGACAAACAGGTGGAGAATCCGCACACCAATTATCTACTTCAGAAATGGCTAGTCATAATCATAAGACAGCAGATGGCTTGTCATCAAATGGATTATTATTAAATTGGGATGGTAATACATCTGGTGTATTTTGGGGATATCCACCATACACTGTTAACTATACTTCATCAGGTGCATATAACTTAAAGGACCAATATACCACTTATACTGGTGGTAATGGATATCATAATAATATGCAACCATATGTAGCAGTATATATGTGGTTGAGAAATGGATAAAAAATAGAAAAGAGGTGTTAATATGAGAAAAAAAAGAAATGATAATGGATTTGCAATATCATCTATTTTGTATCCCGCATTTGTTTTAATAATAACAATAGTAGTATCAACACTAGTTATGCTTTTACAATCATCATTTTCTATGAAAAAACTTATTTCAGAACTACAAGGGAATATATCTGATAATAACACAATGAAATCAATGAAGGATAGTATTACAGAAGCTTTATATGAAACAAAAGGAGATACAACTGTGTATACAGCATCATATGGTGTTATAACATATAAAAATTCTAGTGAAACGCAGGTGACATTAAAATTAAATAATGGTGAAAATACAACTAATTGGGTTGGCAAATTTTTTACCAATTCAAAAGGAGTACGTAATGCTTTAATTACCAATGGCACTTATTGTGCCTATATAACTGGAGGTATGTCTGGAGTTGCTGTTTATAATGCTGGCGAATGCGAAGCAAAATTAGGTGAAGAAACTGGATGTACTGATGTTATAAACTTTCTTAGCAATGTTGAAAGGATAAAATCACTACAAACTAGAATTTCAGCTTTAGAAACGGCAGATGCTACAAAGGCCCAGGAGCTTGCTAATTTAACAGCATCAAACAATAATAAAAATACACAAATAGCTAATTTAACAAGTTCTAATACAACAAAAGGTACTCAAATAGCAACTTTGCAAACTACAGCAACAACTTTAGAAACAGCAATTACAAATAAAACTACACAAATCACTAATATGACTAACACAGCAAATTCATTACAATCACAAATTAATACATTAAATAGTAATAATACAGATTCTGCAGATTTCTTAAAATCTCATCCTGCTGGTTCGATATATATAACTACTAATGGTACTAATCCAGAAAGCATTTATGGAGGATCGTGGTCAGCATATGGTCAAGGGAGAGTGCTTGTAAGTGCTGGTAGTTCATATGGCAGTTGGGCAACAGGTGGAGAATATACTCATAGGTTAAGTGAATACGAAATGCCTTCTCATAATCATAATACGGCAAATTGGTATAATGCAGTTGTTCTTTATTGGGATCAAAGTTCTAATTCATCTGGAATAAACTGGGGTGCAGATCCTTATAATGGTAATTATCAATCATCAGGTGCATATACATTAGGAACACTAAATACTGGATATAGTTGCTCTAGTGGATATCATAATAATGTTCAACCATATGTAGCAGTATATATGTGGTATCGTAATTCGTAATTAAAATAGAAAAGAGGTGCTAATATGAAAAAAAACAATTTTATTAAAATAACTATTTCTTATGCACTAATATCAGTAGTAGTATTAGTACTTCTTATTTTAGTGCAACCAAATATTTCACAAGATAATAATTTTACTATTCAAAAATCATTAACAGAAAATTCTGATTTTACTCCTTTAACTAACTCAGAATCTTCTATTAAGAAAGTTGATTCAACGGTAGATTGTGCTGATGTAACGACATTACTACAAAATGGTGAATTATTAACAAAAATGGAGCAACAAGTAATTGCATTACAGACTGCTATAGCTAATAAAACAACTCAAATAGCATCTTTAACATCAGCAGGAGCAAGCAATGATTTACAAATATCTAATTTGAAATCAGCCAGTGATAATAAAACAACTCAAATAAGTATTTTACAGACAAGAATTAATAATTTAACATCTGCCTATAATACTAAGACTACTCAAATAAGCACTTTATCATCAACAGTATCATCGCTACAAACACAACTTACTTCCTTTGGCAATAATAATAATGATAGCACACAATTTTTGAGAGAACACCCAGCAGGATCTTTATACATATCTACTGATAGTACTAATCCTGGTAATAAGTGGGGCGGAAATTGGTCAGCATATGCACAGGGTAGGATTTTAGTAGGCGTAGGAACAGGATGTGATACTAATGGAACATGTTGGGGTTTCTCTGCTGGACAAACAGGAGGAGAATTTACTCATAGGCTAACAACATCTGAAATTCCATATCATAGACATGGAACAATTTCACCACAATTTGATGGAAGTTTTTATAGTAGACGAGGACTTATTCTAAAATGGGATAACGCAAAAGATTCTAATGGAACATATTGGGGAGCTAGGGCATATGATGGAAATTATGGATCATCAGGTGCTGGAATTTTAAATAATCTTTATACATCTTCTACAGGCGGTGATGGATATCATAATAACACAATGCCTTTTGTAGCTGTATATATTTGGTATCGTAATTGGTAAGAGAAATGTTATTTCTCTTTTTCTTATGGTATAATTGTTGATAGGTGTTTTTATGTGGAAAATAGGTAATGTTGAAATCAAAAATCAAATAGTTTTAGCACCAATGGCCGGGGTTGGAAACTCCGCTTTTCGTCGTATCATAAAAGAGATGGGTTGTGGACTTATTTGTTGTGAAATGGTATCAGATAAAGCATTAACTTATGGCTCTCAAAAAACAATGAGAATGCTAACAATGGATGAATCAGAAAGACCCATTAGTCAGCAAATATTTGGCAGTGATAAAGAATCTTTTGTCACTGCAGCAAAAATAGTATACGAAAACATGCATCCAGATATTATTGATATTAATATGGGTTGCCCAGTACCTAAAGTAGCACTTCGTTCACAAGCTGGGAGTGCTTTATTAAAAGATCCACAAAAGGTTAAAGAGATTGTTAGTGCAGTAGTTAATGCTGTTCCTATTCCAGTTACAGTTAAAATAAGAAGTGGTTGGGATCATAATAGTATTAATGCACCAGAAATTGCTAAAGTGTGTGAAGAAGCGGGAGCATCGGCTATAACTATTCATGGTCGTACTCGCAGTGACATGTATGAAGGGCATGTTGATTTAGATATCATTAAAAAAGTTAAAGAGAGTGTCTCTATACCAGTAATTGGTAATGGTGATATAAAGACTTATTTAGATGCTAAACATATGTTAGATTATACAGGATGTGATGCC